CATTCTGCAAAACTTCAGCCACGGTAATAGACTTAAACTTAGAAGAATCTAGTAAGTCAGGATCATTAAACTCTTTTATCGCACCGCCGGAATACCTACCTGGATTTTTAGGGAGGGCTTTACCTATGCCGTGATTAATTTGCTTTTTCCCTGTAAGAAAACTAGCTCTTGCTGGGGAACACTGGGGGCAAGCATAGGAATTATCAAATAATACTCCTTGATTAACCATATCTGTTAGTACAGGAAGATGAGCATAAATATTTTTACCAGCAGCATCAATCGCCTCATTATAAGGATTATCTATTTCCGTAGAAGTAACATCAATTGCAGAATATCCATCCCCACTCAGCGGGCCCGTTGAATTATCTGGGTCCTGTGGGTATCGCCAATCTGCGGCCATTCCGTTCATGTGATGGCAAAAGGAAAATAGCTCTGGCCCAGCATCATCAAGGAGGACAAAAACGAAGTTGGGCGTATCTTCCAAAGACCTAAAACTAAAAATCCATTCAATTATTATCTCAAAATTACTTTCTTTCTTTATTGGGCTTACAAGCTCTTTGTATGCAGCCAAAATAGGTTTATCAAAATTGGCTATATTATCAACAGATGATGCTCCATCAGGATTTTTAATAAACATACCAAATTCTTGTAAGTCCTGGCCGTTCGCAGTATTTCTATCAATTACAATGCGGTGATATACCGAATCCTGCTCCCGTTTAGTTATCTGAGATGTTGGTAGGGTTGCTAGTGCATCAAATCTATTAGAAAGCTCTAAAGAAGAAACATACTCATCTACGGCCACTACTGCCCGAAGTTTTTCTATATCTAAATTACTATGCTTGCCGTAGTCCTCTTTTGTTAGGGGGGAAGCTAAAGTTAAAAATTTACTTCCGAATTGAGTAGTGGGTTGAGAAGATTTCCCCCCCGTCCCAGCTTGAAAATAGCCTATCCTGTAGTTATCAACATGCTCAGAAGAAGAGGTAGTTAAGATATCTGTAATAGTCTTACCAAACCCCACAGTAAGAATATTATTATCATCTAAAACAACCTCTTTATTTCCATCGGAATAAAGTTTAGTAATTATAATTCTTCCGTTCATAGTGTTTTAATTCTCCAAAGAATAGTTAAAGCAGAATAATTCCTTACCCCAGCGTCAGTGCCATCATCCTCAATATAGGTTAAATCTTTCGTAAAGTTCTTTTTAGCAAATAATTTATACTTTATAGGATTATTAGTCTTATTAAAAGTAAACGGCGCAGTATATCCACCAGCCTGAGTTTTCTCTAGATCTATTGACCACAACCCAATATTGTATATACCTCCAAACGCATTTCCCAAAATTAAATCTCCAACAAAAGTGCCCGAACCAATTGAAGTATAATAAGTAATCACCCCAGTATCAGAAACATTAGCTTCAGAGGAAGAAGAAAATCCTTTACAGGTATATCCCCCGTCCGCACTAGCAATGAAACCATATCTATCTACTTTCCCATAATAATTATAAGACGAACTAGTGTCTGCACTAACTACCAAGTTAGCGGAAGGGTTATCAAGAAAATCAGCATCAAAACTAGATACATAATAACAAGAAATGTTAGATGGGGATACATTAAACTTTGGGCCATAACACCCCAAAAATAGTGCCGGGAAATTACTCACACTTGTTTCAGCTTCATTTGACCATGCCGAAGCTGAAGCACCGTACTCTAACTGAGCGTGACTCAAATATATATGTTTTTGGAGTAGTTGTGGGGCTAGATCATTATCATCCTTATCGTCAGGAATGGATATATATACGATAAGTTTATTATCAAGAACCTCTTTCCCAGTAGAGAATGAAATAGTTGCTCTATACCAAGTACCCGTTGTTGTTAGTTCAGTATCAGCATATCCAGCAAGCTCAATATCAGTACCTGCCTCTTGAACTCTTAATCTAATAGAGGATAAATCATTTGACCCATCTCCATCTACCCGTCTACAATAAATACTGAAAGTAAATTTCTTCTCTGAAATATCTTCTGGAAATTCAACAATTTGTCTTATCCAAGAAGTAGTTCTTGAAAAATCAATTAGTGAGTCCGACTCCTTTGAATTCATTCTAGCCACTTGTACAGTACCAGGAAGACTACTTGGAGGGGCTAGTACTGAGGAAGGAACATTTACTACCTCAGTTAAATCGTTTTTTATATTCACCCCCCAAATCCCAGGTTCAGCATAGTCTACATCAAAATCTAATCTATTAGGATAAGAAAGCCAGTTATAATTTCCAGATGCCCCAGACCCAACATTAAGTACCCCAGATAAAGTATACCCGTTGTTAGATGTCCCGTATTGAGCAAAATTTAAATTCTGGCCGAACTCTAACCCCTGAATACCCAACTCCCTTTCTATAGCAGTCAAAGCTTTATCTACTAATTTAATATCTTCTGGTTTTGGCGCAACGCCCTTAAAATTTGGAGGAGTATAACTAGAAGTTGTTGCAGACGATACAGCAACCCTAATAATACCATCTATTTCGGTTTGGGTAACTGCGGAGTCTATTCCTGTAACATCCCTATCTTCGGCCTTCTTCCAATAATGTGCGTTCTGTAAATAGGCTTCCCTAGGCTTTCCAAATGACAGAGCTTGAACAATATAGTTAGAAGTATCTAATAAGGCACTTGTGCTGGTAACTTCCGCCAAACTAGGAGAAACTGTCATCAAATCAGCAAGTAATTCCGATGCCCCATCAACAACTAGATTCTCCCCCTCCTGGACTAATTCCTGGTTTGGTTTCCCATAATTTTTATAAACTTCTATTTTTCCTTTTAACATTATAAATCATCAAAAACTAAACTAGAGACCTGGAAATTACTATTTTTACCTGGAGAATACCAATCTGGGTGGGCTCTATAATTCAACCTACTTCCACCATCTAATCCATGAACTGAAGAAGTACCCGAATCAAACGGATCTACAACAAAGGTGCCACTAACTGTTGGACCATTAGTAGCCCATATAGATATGTCCCTAGCATAATCATCAGCATCAACACCAGACACCAGCAAATTAGTTCGGTAATTTGGTGTCCAAGGACTTAAGCCTCCCCGCTCTAGCTGTGCATAACCAACAAAAATATAATCATTCGTACTCCAGCCCATAGATTCCCAAAGCATACAAGATAAGGATAAAGAGCTTCCATCATACGGCGCAGCGGAAGTTGGTGTAAAGGTTATAGCCCCCCTAATCCAACCATCAATAGAAAATTCTTCATGGTCTGTTAACACTACTGTCGATATCTGGTGCAGACCAGCGCCCCATCTTGCAAGCAACTTAATGTTTGCCAACTCCCCGTCCTCAGCTATAGCGCCCGACAACTGAAAGCCCTTCTTTAGATATATACTAAAAGTATAAGTTTCTCCTGAAACAGCGTGATCCAAAGTCACATCCAAACCAATGCCAGATGCGTCAACCAGCGAAACAGGCAGTAGTAACTTGTGTCCTTCCGAGGTTTTTTGTCTTGTTGCTCTACCTATATTATCTGCTGATGGAGTCAAGAAAGTTTTCGTAGCCTCTTCCCCAACAACTGCCATATTTATAGTCGTAATAGAATGCTCGTTAGTTTTAAAATTAGAAAGATCGTTAAAGTACCTTATTATAGGCAGTAATTCCTGCTTAGAAATAGGAATATTTCCATTAGCTACTGGAATATTAGTACGCTCATTTAAAGTTATATCTTTTAAAGATATTGAATCTACAATAAGATAACTGTCTTCCGCAGTAGGCAAGGTAAATATCTCAATATTATAATTTTGATCACCTCTATGGATCTGGTTGTGATTAATATAGTAAGAATCTTCTAATGCTAACGGCAGGTTTCTTGTAGAAAACTTAACTACATAGTCCCTAAACATAGAAGCAGTTATCCTTGAGAAGGCTGTATAAGAAAAATTATTATCCGTAATAATCCCCTCCTCATCAAAATCTATATCTCCCCCAAGAATACAGTGTTCTTCTTCTGTTACCTCGCCCTCACCAGAAAGAGTGGTAGTAAATACATAACTTTGCGCCGCTACAGCAGCGTACCCACTCCTACTATTTGTTGTGCTTGTATCTGCCTGCCTCCAATCATAATTAAATATATCATGACCCACAGCACTTGGAGAAGGATACCAATACTTACCCTCCTCATCATCAGTATGAATCCACACTCCAAACGGCACAGGAGCTAAACGATCTTCACCATAAAGCCCTGCTGCCCGAACGGTCAGCTCATACTCATGTTCTGGAATTAACAAATTACTTACAGTCGGACCCACTTGCGCGGACGCAGCAATTGGTCCAACAAGCAAATCTCCACTTACGCTTGTGCCCGTCTGCTTTATCCACCTATTAAAGTCTGTGGCATCAAAACTATCGTTTGGTTTACTTGTATCCCCCAAAATATTAGAAGTGCTAGAATCTTCCCAACTAGGATTTAAAAAGTCCTCCTCAGACAACCTAGCCTGAGCAAGATAATAATAATCGTCATTCTCCCAAGTATTTAAAGTTACTGGGTCAAACTCATCCGAAGGGAATGCTTGAACAAGAATCCCTATACCTCCGTCATAATTGCCGCCCGCAGCAAATCTTGTTGAAAAAGTATGAGTTATTGAGGCTCGTAAATATTCCGAATCATATTTATGTTCCCAGAAAAACTCTTTTGCTGTATAGGGTACTGAAGTATCTTCCCCAGAAACAAAATAAGTGCCATCAAAAATTTTATCAGTACCACTAGTCTCAAATAATGCTACTCTAATTCCCGGTGTATACTTACCTGAATACTTACCTACTTTTGCGTATACTGAAAAAGTAAGCGTTTGACCAGAAACACTACCGCCGGGGGGAATTACCATTAGAGCTACCCCCCCATTATTATTATCCTGGTAAATTATTTTGTCGCCGCTTACACTATATTGTTCCTCATGATATCCTTTATTTTTTAAATCAAACTTAATTCTAGTTGATCCTGCCTTATCAGAAGCTAGTTTTATAAGAGTATTATTAATTAAAAAGTTCTCTGATCCTGCTTTAGCGTATTCTGGGGCAACCTTAATAATAGAGAAGTAGTTCTTTTCGGGGCTTACTCCTGAAGTATAAATTAAATCTACACCATCTATGATATTATCATTTCTAAACTCGTAATCATTTACATAAAGGTTTGTTGAATCGCTGGCAACATAAGTACCCATTTGCATGCCACTAGAATCATTAGTAAATACATTTCCAGAGGCCCCCGTTAGTTTACTAACAACCTCAATATTATCAGCTACGCTAGAAGCAGTAGGATCTTTTTGTTCAACCCCAGTAACAAGATCACCTACTATTGTTTTGGGTTTATCTATAACCTTACCTAATTTTTCAAAGTTAGCATTATAAACTAAGGGTCCATAAGTATGAGAAAAAATATTAGGAACAGATGCTTGATTTTCTAATAAATGTTTATTAAGTTCATGCTTATTAAAATACTTAGCATAATCATGGTATAGTTTATGAATCCCTCGACCAAACTTAAAGTCTTCATAAACATCATAAGAACTAACAGAACTTCCCAAAACATTAGCATAAGAAGTAATAAAATCTACATCAGACACATCAAAAGTAACTTCTCCCCTTGTTTCCTGTTGGTTTTGGTAATATGCTGAAGCCTCCAAAAGTTGCTTTTTTTCTAAAAGCTTGTGCATCTCTACAATGATCTCTGGGGTTTCTCCTCTTGTAGTAAACTCATGACAACCACTAAAGGTAAAATCTCTAATATTATCCTGAGTATCCCCTCCCCTACAAGGGAAAGTATTACTCACATCAATATCAAAATAAGTAGAGGAGGATCCTAAATTTTCGCACGGGTCATATACTGGGTGCAAATTATGGACATCTGAAGCCTCTTGGAATCTTGCAGCAGAGGGTGTATATCCCAGGGGGATCCACCCAATATTTGAGGCATCAGAGATAGACTTCTCCAACGCAGAAGGAGATAGTAACGGGGGCATATTATCCCCACCTCTATAATACGCTCCATTATGAGGGAGTAAGTGCTTATAATTTCTCCTTCTAATAGAGGCTCTAGGAGCAGAAATTACAGAGGTTGTACTTATTTGATAATCATCAATATTATCAGCCTCGGTTCTAACAAATGTGTGGCCAGTACTATCAGAACCGGATATAGCATAGTTTCTTCCTACATCCCCCGAACCAACAAATACCTCATCACTATAATATGCAAGGTTTGGACAGGCGATTTCAAATGTACCTAAAGAATCAACAACAGTTGATACTGTTAATGATATATTAGGGATGGCGTGTGCTGGAACCACTTGATCAATTGCGTGGGCCACCTCCCTAATAGCTAATCCAGAATCTTTAGTTATGATATCAAGTTTTTCAAAATCAAAAGAAGAAGTATAGAAAGGTAATGCAAAGTGGGAGGATTTCCCATTCCACAAACTTAGATATTCAATTTTTTGCTCTGAGGGGTTACTTAGTAACTCAGCATAATTAGGGGCCTGCTCCAAACCAGAGGTAAAGAATAGCCAAGCATTATCAATATAAAGAATAGATTCATTCTCTTCTAATTCTCTTCTAGAAACATACTTATTAATATAATCAATTAATGCTTCTCTTAATGGTTTTCTTACACCAAAACAAAGTAGAAGTGCTTTTAGTCGTTCTAATAATGCAGTAGAAACCCCGGTATGTTCGTAGTACCTCTCTTCTTCCCAAGGAGGCATTGGAAAGTTTCTACCTCTATAGTAAAAGATAAATTTTTCATGCTCATTAAAAAACTTATCACCAAGCTTAAAATGATCTGGGAATTTCTGAGTTAAATCGTAAATTATAGTATCTACAGCGTAGCGTAGATTTAAATCCATGTCCTCATAACTATAATTTTGAACTCCTAGTGTCCTGGAAATCTCAGGGGTCCAACTTCTAAATCTATTTTTGAATAAAATAGAGTCTGTGGCTAAAGCATAATAAATTAAGTTTGGAATATAAGATTCATATAATTCATATAAATTATCACCGCTTACAGCAACAGTATCTGAACCGAAAACAAGGTTCACTAAAGTTTGAATAGATTCCTTTGTTCCTTTTCGCTTATATATGGATACTATGTGTCTAAGTTGGGTTCTCCATCTCCTAGTATCATTACCTAAAAGCTTCCACCCAATCAAATCTGCCATATAAGGAAGTAGCTCCTCTGGGCATCGTTCTATATCATATAAGAACTTTATTAAATCCGCTTCTGCTGTGTTATCCGCAAGCCCATAACTTATAGCTCGCAAAAACTTATGCATCGGCCCCACAGGAATTTTGCCCTCTTCTAAAAGTCCCGCATCCTCATAAGATTCAAAGGCATCCCTTACAAAAGTATCTTTAATATTAAACCTATCAGAAGAATAAATAATACCAACTAAGGTTTTCAGCTTTTCTAGGTTCTGTGTTCCACTAGTCCAAGTCCCTACCCCAGAAGTATACGAATCTACAACTAACTTAGAATCCACCCCAGGATAGAAATTATTTCTCCACAAATATTCTTGAAAACACTTAACTCCATCAGTGATAGTTATGTGATCACCATCATAAAGAGTGCCTAAAACATCAATAATGGTAGAAGAGGGCGCATAACCATTTCCTCCACCCTCAGCATAAGGTCCAGTATTAAGAAACCAAAACCAAGACAGTGAGTTAGTCAAGTAGCTTCTTGTAGCTGATAAAGAGTTTCCAAAAACACTACTTGTGTCAGTATGAAGTGTTGTTGAAGAAGCAGCTAAAGTAGGAAGTAGGGTTCCACTCAAATAACTTATAAAAGCATCTTTTGTTTTATACTTAGAATATGCAGTTTTTAGTGGGGCTAAAATCTCTATTTCAAAATCATAAGGAGTAATATCAGTTCTATTAGCAGCAACATTAAAATAAGGAGCTATTCCAGATAAGCTATTAACCTCTGTGTTACCCAACAAGTCCGAGATATTTTCTGCTGCTATAATATGTGAATTAATTAAATCATTATATACATCCTCCCCCAGACCGCTTAGATTTATATCTTCCTGTAAATAATTTCCTGGGACTATACTTTCAACGACATCACTATAGTTTCGTTTAAAGTATATTTGGGGCTTCCCACCAAAATCACTAGGATGAGATATATTAGACATATTCTATATTTACAGTAGCATTATTTAGTTGGATAATCTCATTAAAGTCCGTTGTAATATCGTCCTCTATATTATCCACAGTTGAATATCTTACCTCTTTCAAAGAGGAGAATATCTCTCTATTTAACTCTCCTAAAACTAGGGTTTTTCCAAAATCCATATTGTTTACATCAAAGAAAGATTTAACAATCCTCATAATTTTTTGTTTAATTACTTCTTCAATTGCGCGAAGCTCTTTATCAACTCTAGATGTGATTACTAAATCTACAGTCCTTATTACTCCATCTACAATTACAATATCATCAGTAACCATTCTTAATGGATCAATATCATCTAAAAGTTCTTTTTTGTATGTGGGAGAAGCTTTTTGTAGTTGTAGGTCTGATGCTTTCTCTAAGGTATAGATATCAATAACATTCCCCGAACTGTAAGCCTTTCTAGTAGCAGCTAAAGCCTTACCAGTCTTTCCAGTAGTACTAACAAACCTATTACAAAAAGAAGTATAATCTTCTAATGTTACTAGCCTATTTATCTGCTTAAATGCTAATGGTCCGTATTTTTTAGCGTGTTCTAGGGTTTCTGCGTCTGCGCCGCCCGTAGCCATAGAAATGTTTTCTACTATACCGCTATCAGGACCAATAGTAATAGGAACATTTATAACCTCACTTTTAATATTCCCCCTAGTTCCTCCGCCCACTCGATAATTCACAAAATACTTAGCCCCTGTTGGGGGCGAGTTCGCCGCTACCCCATCCCCAAATACGATAGTAGCCCCATGAGTATCATCGTACACTATTTGATATTTATTTGTTCCAGAAGTGCTATCAAAATATAAATTCTCTACATAATCCCAAGAGCCGACAATAGACTCATCTAAAGAAGAAACATAAACATTAACACTACCCTCAATTACAGGACTTTTGTTAAGAGAAATTCGTTGCACAGTATCTAAGGAAGTAAACTCTCCTTCTTCTGTAATAAAAGCTCCCTCTAACAGAGCCAAATTAGTGTATACACTACTCAACATATTATCAGATTCTGCAACATTTAAAGTAATTCCACTATCCTTCTCCATAGGATCTAGTGTTCCATTATTATCAACTTTATACAAGGTATAATTTACGGGGGTTCCGTCCTCTGGAGAAGTAATACTAAATACTCTTTTACCCGCTGGGATAGTAATATTTGATGCGTCATAAGAAGGTACACCATCAAAAGTTAGCTTGGCTGTTGCTGCCGCTGCTGCGGGGCCCAACATTCTAATCCCAATAAGCTCTAATAACTTCTTAACACTTGTACGCTTCTTTGCTGTTTTTAAATAATTCTCATTGGCAAGCATATCGGATTTTAAGGAAACTACTGCGCCCATATAGGCAACCAGCTCAATCAGCATTACACCTAAATCAGACTCTTGAAAATTATTGTAGTCTAGCGGATATACTGCCTTAATATAATTTATTAAGCTATCTCTAAGATCTAAGAAATCTGATCCCGCAAAATTAATAAACTCCTCTTTTTTACTATCAGGAATACTAAAAACTTTCAGGAAATCAGACTTAACTTCTCCAGTAAAACCAGTCATGCTATTTTAACCTCAACATCAAAAATAAGATCTTCATACTCTTTTAGGGAAGCGATTAAGACTATTTTTAGTGCTTGTAATCCCTCGGCCCCATAATCATCTAACGGAAAAACACTAAGCTTGTTTAGTGTTACTTGGGGAGCATAATTAGAAACAGCACTAATAATCTCCTCTTTAATCTCCCTAAAGAGAAAAGAGTCCATTGGTTGGAATAAAAATCTCTTTAAGTTTGCACCATAGTTGGGCAGCATAATTCGCTCGCCGCGCTCAGTAGCTAATAATTGGTGTAAGTTCTTTTTGGCTAGTTCAATTCCCGACTGTTTAGCAAAATAACCCCCCTCAGTCTGTTTGCCTATAGGGAAAGCTAAACCATATCTCTTGGCCCAACCTTTTCTCTCTACATCAAACCTTTCTGGTTTTTCTGATAAAACTCCGTAAATAGATACTTCACTCATTATGTTTGAATATTTTTAAAGAATATTGATTGTGCATCAAAATTCTTTTTAGCCTCCTCTATAGTTAGGGCTTTTCCGTAAATTTTAAAACTTCCTAGGTGCCCCTCCAAGCCACTTCTTGTGCCTTGATTAGTTCCCATAAAACCACCATCATATCGCATACCGTCAGTATACCCACTTCCTAAAATCCAAGGAGTAAAATAAGAAGTTAGTTTTGGTCCATGCTGTAAAGGAGACACCCTACCCATGTTTGAAGAGTTGTAATTAAAACTATTTTCCTTCACAAAAGTTGGTAAGGATGGGGGAGTAAAGGCCCCATTTCCAAATGTTTGGGGTATAGATGAGGTTGTTAACAACTCTCCATCACATGCTATCCGTACTTCATTCTTTGGAACATCAACAGAAACATTAATATGCACAAAATTAGAAGAAGTATCAGCTAAACTAGCCCCATTAACTGTTTTCTGTATATCAACTGCACATTTATAAAATCCTGGATCAGCAGCACAATTAACTATATCAGTTGTGTTATTAATAAAAACCACATCGCAAGTGTTTACAGATTGAGTAGGAGCAATATAGAAATTAATTCCGTTGTCTGGGTGATTATCGGCAATATCAGTACTTGAATTTAATCCAGATACTATGGACCTGTCAGTAGTAAATCCCATAACAAAACCCTTTGTAACATCTGATCTATCAGAATATGGCATTCTTTCTGGGTTTGTTACTTCATAATCCCCTCCAGTGTTTTCACATCCTAAAATAATCTTGTGAAATTGTGGGGTTCCAGTAAAATCCCAGCCCGCAACAGTACTAGCAGAACCTATTTCGGGTACATGGGTCCAAAAATCAAAAGAGAACCCCGTATCTGCATAAGTTAAATCATTAATTTCTTTAATATCGGGTAATTTTACATAGCTTCCTACCGAAGAGAACGAAGAAGTTGTAGAATCATACCCTCCGCCACCAATTCCCCTTAGATACGGTATCCCCAGCCCAGAAACAATAGTACTTTCTGAAGACTCCCCTACTAATTGAGCATTTCCGTATAAATTATCCGTAGCACAGTTCAATACTTGATATGTTGGTGACCCAGGATTACTTAAAACATTGGATTCTAAGAAATTATAAACAAATAATAGGTCTTCAGAAGTAATATGGTCATTTAGGCTCAATATTTGGGTTCCGTCAGACACCTCTGTAGTGCTTGAATCTAAAGTAACGATCCCTCCCCGCCCAATCTTAGGGACTAGTAAATAATCGAAGGTATTCGCCTCATTTACCTCCTTAGGAACCACAAATTTAGGTACATGGGGCAGCACTACCCCAGACACCTCTCCAGCAACGAAGGATATTTTTTGCTGTTTTCCTAAAGAAACAGGTAAATTTAACTCCTGAAGATAACCAAAATCATTTATTGGAATTTCCCCAGGAGCGTATAAAGTTTCGTCGGCAAAAACCCTAGGAGCAACTACAGCAACCTCAATCTGTTTCTTTCTTCTATTTATTTTACTTTGATATAGGGCAATATTTGAATATAAACTTTGCCTTTTATTAACCACAATAGCGGAGTGCGTACCCTCCTCATCAATAAGATCAGTTAGCTCCCCAGATAAATCATAAATGTGCTTATTCTTTTGTTGAATTATAGTTTGTAAAAAATGATCCTTATCATAATAGGGTATCAAAGTATTAGAATCACCAATTTGATTAGGATCAAATATCGTATCTATAAATCTATCTAAAATACTCTTGGAAATTGCAGTTCCTTTACCACCTAAATTAGGATCATACTCAAACAACCACTCTAAACCCTCATCTGGGATAGCGAGGGGGTGTTCAGCGGAAACACTAATACCTCTAGAATTTAGTAAATAATCATAATACAACCCATCAACACTAAGAATAAATTGTCCTTTTTTAGATTTGGGGGGTCCGTAAACCAAATCAAAAATTTTGTTATTTTCGTCTGGGTAAACTACCTCCCAAATACCCCCAGACCTTTCACAAGCTTCCCTAGTGGGGAAATTCTCACCCAAAGAACAACGACCTTCGCTACCCTCTAAAAGAAGAAATCCTGATGCTCTCAAAAACGATTTAATCTCCTCTTTTATTTCCTCATTAAACAGCACTGAATTATCAATAGCATCTAAATCTAATACTGGTTCTGGGGCTAAACCCTGCTCACGATCAGATAGGGTTTTTCCAATAACGCTTAATGCAGCATTAGCCTGCTCTATAAAAGCCATAGCGCCAGCTACTGCGGCCTTCTTGTCCGCATAATTATTAAGAACTTCTTGAGCCGTTGTAGGTAAATCATTTGGGTCAAAATCTATCCCAGCCTTTAAATCAGAACTATTTCCTCCAGCAAATTTTTGTTGCCCCAACCACGAATCAAAACAATCTTTCATCTGATCAATCTGATCACCGATTGATTGAATATTAGCCCAAACAGCAGACCCAAAAGCAAACGCCCCAACCAACCCCTTTAATCCAGCTAAAAAAGTAGACTCATCTTTATCTAATCCATTTCTAGACGCAGAAGAGATAAATTTTAACTTTCCTGTAACAGTATCAAACTCAATTATCCCACTATCTAAAAATATAGCTTTAATGGCATCAGCAACTGCTTGATCAGCAGCAGCTTTAGCATCAGAAATAACATCACTCATTCCCCCAAGAATACTTGAAGGTAATATTGCTGCGAGGGCACCAGTAGCTAATCCCATAACGCAGTTTGGGATACCAAACCCCATTTGGAGAGAATCCATAATTCCTCCGCCGCCCTCACCTAAAACTGCTGCCGCTTTTTCTAAATCAAACTTTGCCATATTAGTTTAAATCAATCCTTGTTCCATCTATGTCAACATTCCCTTCTGCCGTAGCTAGAATATTTCCCCCAGCATCTATATCTACATCAGAAGTATCACTAGCTATAGTAAGTTTATTCCTAGATGTTAATTGCATAGTTCCCTCTGAACGAACTCTAATATTACTACCTTCCCCCTCAGAGGTAACATTAATAGTCCCTTCGTCCCCGTGAGAGGTAATATTAATGTTACCGTCTGGGGCTCGTACATCTATATTTACATCATTATATTGACTGTAAATATTAATATTCCCCCAAGCGTCACCAGACTTTAGCTGTTCTAATGCCTGTAGATGGGGGCCCCCAGCATTATTTGTTCCCCCAATACGAACCTCGTCTGGATTTTTATGTGATCCAGTAGAGGTATTAGCAATGTTAATCTCTTTTCCATCTACAACCCTAAGATCAATAGACCCCTCATGACTAGTAGTTCTGGCAGGCCCCAAACACTCTGCTTCAATCATTCTTGCAGCTTCTCCGCGCCCCTTATGTCCTTTTGTAGAAATTTTAATATAATCCCCATGCTCATTTCTTAAAATAATAGAGTCTATATGATCACTATCATTTAGAGTTAATATTTTTCCTCTGGGGGATCTTAGTCTAAGCTGAATATTTTCAAAGTCCTTATTTCTAGAATCGGATAATGTAATCTTATTTCCTAATGGAGACTTCCACACATATCTATCAGGAACCCCTGCGGCCTTAAACATTAGTGCGTCTGGAAATATATGTCCCTTTCTAGGGGCATCAAGATTATCTGCGGTTGGTCCGTCTTCAAAACCCCCCTCAGAAAGAGCAGCAATCTTAGGCACCCTCCAAATTGTATTTAAGTAAAACCACTCTGAAGAGTTTGTTGGCTGAACAATTAATACTTCATCGTGTTCTTCTGGCATAGCAACAATTCCGTGCGTAGGAGAGCCTCCATACGGAGAAGTATAGTTTACAGGGATACTTTCATACGGAGAACCCACATCTGCAGTGGTTACATAAAAAACCCCCCTAATATCTGGGGGCATAGCAACTGTTCCTGTTAGTATTTTCATGTGGAATCCAATCCTGTTTCAGTAAATAGCAGCATTGGTCTGATTCTGCTGCTGATCTGGGGGCGCGTTCACAAGAGGGGCCACTAAATCAGGTATTGATAATTTCGCAAGAGAAAAATTAGACACTACCTCAGAAGAAGACATCGTATGCTTAAAACCTATTATAGAATATAATCCACTATAAAGAGATTTTGTGTCAGGAATATCAGAGGATATTCCAGCAAACGGAAGACCAGCAGGCTCTTTTACAAAAAGCAAGGCGGGTTTTCCTAATAAATTAGTTCCCCTAGACAAATGAAACATAGGTAAAGTTTTTATAGATACTATCCAGCTCTGTTTATACATGCTCTTAAATATTCTATTACTGTGGGTAATCGGATCTAAACCATCAATTTCCTCTAAAACTATCATTGTTTTTGGATAAGTTTTTGCTATATTTTTATATGCCACAATAAGCAGATTTAATGTTTTCTTAGCCTCTTCCTCTTCTAAACTAAATTTAGCCCCAAAAACTTTTTGGGCTTCAAGAAGATCATCACCAGTAAGGGTTCCAGCAGCAACATCAACATGAATAAATTTTAGTAAATCTGTAATATTAACTTTGGATAATAATCCAGTAGAAACCTCTTCTGCCAAGGGGGCGTATGCTGCCCTATTAGTCTGGTCGGTAACATATGCGGCACCCAACGCCCCCGTATAAAACCCCTTTAGATCGGCAGTCATTGATAACACATTAGAGTCTTCTGCGCCTAATTTAAAAACTGGGACTTGGTGTTCTGCCATTAAGTCTTCATCGAAATCGGTGCCTAGGGCCATATCATCTGGTAATTTATTTGTTCCTCCAAAAGGCCCAGCAGATTTAGACTTAAAATGACTTGCTTCCCAAATAGCAGTATTATACTCCTCATTTAAAAACCTATCTATATCGTCTTCATACATAATCTCACTTAATATAGTTTTATGGTGGTCTGAGGCGGGTGATCCGTCAGCTAACCACCCCCCAGCGTGAAGTACCTTAGATATTAAATTTCCCGCACCAAAAACTAAGGCGGGAGAATGCCTAGTTTTTATTATCCCTCGCTCCTCCCATAATTTTAATATCCTATAATCTGTTTCAAAATGTAGTTGTAAGTCTAAATTTTCCTTAGACTCTTTCTCCAACATATCTTTTAGGTCTACTAGTTTTTCCGAAACCTCCTTTAAAGTATTTGCATTAATAGTACACTGAAATGATGTCTGAAAGAAATCATTGGGGTCGGCGCTCTTCGAAGCTTCTTTAGCCCGACTAGTCCGCCTTTCAAGCTCGTTCGCCCAACCTTGAGTCCCAGGTTTAGCTCTGATACCCCTAGTACTAATTTTCTTGCTACTTAATAATCGGTAAACCTCTTTATTAATCAGAGGATCCTTAGTTCTAAGAATATTATGCTCAGCGGGGCCTGCCGCAGCACCACCGGCTTTTTGAGTGTATACCGTGCCGCCGGAATAGTTATCAGAGAACATCAACCCATCCAGATTATTTAGATCAGGGGCGGGTTTTCTCCAAACAGCTTTAGAGCAAGTAATTCCTAATTCAGTAAAAAATCTATAATATGCATTTAATAATGACATACTTTTAACTATATCAACTGTCCAGGCCGCAGGACCAAAAGTAGGTTTAGGAAACCCAATCTTATTTTGTGCCGTCAAGTGGTTATTTAACTTTTTAATATAAGTTTTTCCTAAATTGGGCAATAAAACTATAACTTGTTTCCTGTCCACACAATCAGTAATCTTATATAAATAATCCTGAATTAAAGATGCTATTATGGGATGAGGATTAATTAAATTTCCTTGTTCAGTAAGTAACTCAGATAACTCCCAAGAATTTTTATCCTCTCTAGTAGGCGCAGCCATTAGATCAAAATGATTAAATGGGATAGAGGCGGCACAAGTTTTTATTTTCTCTCGCTTTATTCCAAAATCAATAACTTTTCCAAGTTCGTTCTCTCTAGAAAATCCTGCTACACTAGCAACAAATTCCATAACAAGTTTTCTTGCCCCCTTTCCATCAAATTTAACATCAGCAGACAGAAGTACGCATAAAGTTGGTTGACACCAAGAAGAAAGATCGTCCCCAACCCCATAAGCAATATAAAAACTGGGCCTGCTTTTAATATCAGACATAGCAGCCTCTTCTTCGGAGGTGTCTTCGGCTTCCACCTCCGAACCCCTCAAATCTTCTTCAACTTCTTCTTGTGCTTTTGCATCTGCTTCTGCTGCTACTCTAGCATCGTACTCATCCCTGGTCGCAGAAGGATAATTTTTTTTCTCATCCTCCTCCATAATTTTCCATTGCTCGACCATATACGCAATGTTGTCCTCACGCTCATTGTCCAGTTGGGCCTTATAACCCTCATTTCTATATTCAGGAGGTAAAATTTCAGAAAACCTATTTCTAATAATACGCGCCTCAAAATTCTGGGCGGGATCAACAACTTCCAAAATAATACTGAGCGACTTATCGGACTCCCCAGTATAATTAAAATTATGCTCTAACCTTAATAAGTTATGATTTTCACCAGCCCCAAAAATAAAAGTATCAGAAGAACCCGCCTCTTTTTTTGAAAACATACCTAGACTTCCCCCTGAGTCAAAAAGATCAGTAATTTTCTCTAAACTAAAAGAGGCAATAACTCCTGGTACGGGAACTTTCATTTATAACTTAGGTATTACTATCCTATCTCCTGTATTAAGCCCCTCAAAAGGGTCATCTAAATTATTAGCCTGTAAAATCAGCCACCATAAACTAGGAGTATCATAAAATAAATTAGATATCAAGTCTGGTCTGTGTTCATAACCAATAGGAATATAACCAACATCATAATTATAACGAGAACCCAAAGTAACTAAATAATTTTCATGAGCAGGAGAAGTTACAGTAGTTACAATATTTTTTCCTTTATGATTAATAACCTCTGATCCAACAAAATATCTATTTTTTCTCATAAGTAGTCTTTATATTTATCAAAATAAGTTCTTGAAGCCCAAGAGGCCGGTGGCCAAGTTGCCCGCAGCAACAGAGGCTTTGGTGGTCGCATCCTTGATACTCTCCAAATCCATAGTATTAAAATCATGTGGGTCTAAAGTATAAGGGGCTTCTAGTACAGACTCCCACCCAGGTAAATTGTCCCTAGAAGCCTCTGCGTTAGTGAATCTAGGCGTATAATCTCCGAAATTATCCCCACGAACCTCCTGTAACTTTAAAGAAATTTTAAGAATTCTAGGTAATAAGGTAACATTATCATAGCCGCCCCTTTCAACGGCTTCAATGGAATAATCTGAACAAATACAAGGTATATGCTGATAAAGTATTCCGTGAGTTAATCTAATAATGGGTGGCCCCAAAGAGGGGTTTTTTGAATTATTGATAACACTCGATCTTAGTATATTAATCCAAAAAGTTATAATATCAACCGTGCTAGAGAAAGATTTTCTATTCTCAGCAGAGGGTAGTTTTTTATACTTATCAGCCAAAGTTTCTTCGGACCCTGGGCTACTTTTAATAAATGCATCAATATCATCAGAAAGTGCCCGAACATAGACTCGCCTGTTATCACTATAATTACCAACCATTGAAAAATTTGCTGTGGTAATATTAGATTTAAACCTAGCTTTTTCACTCTCTTTATTAGCAGAAGACTTTAAAGCAAACTGCTCCCAACTAAGTTGATAACTTCTTAGATGATCTAATGTTAAATTAAAAGACAATGATAAATCCCTGGCCTTCGCCCCAGTATAAGCAAATAAGGAGCTAGATCTGCCTAAAGGGTTATAAGTACTATAATTTGCTTTTTTACTTTCTTTAATAGAAATATTCTCATAAAAAGGCAAATACACCGTGTCCGTCTTATTAGCCCCCGTTGGTTGAGGAAACTCAAACTTTAGGTATGATCTTTCCTGTAATTTTCTAGGCAGAACTGCGTTTGGGAGTTGTGGCGCAGGATCATAGTGCAAGCCCATTATTTACCCTCCACCCTTTTAGCTGGCCCCGAATCTGGCCTCTCTGTGTTAATAACAATTTGTGCCAGAGCTGTGTTTAAATCACCTAACGCCGCTAATTGGCCTGCCGCATGTTCATTACCTTCCATAGCTAACGCTTTGTTAGCATCATTTAGTCCTAATGCACTCATCATAGATTTATTTAAACTCCTTCTTGTTTCTTCTAAATATTTATTTGTGTTTACAGCCGCAGCTAAAGCTTCCTTATCCTTTCTTTGCTCCTCTTTCTCTGTTCCATCAGCGACAGTTTTGATGTCATCCCCCATCTCTTCTAATACCTTTAAGAATTCGGAAGCTAGGTCACCCCCCAACCAATCAGGAAGAAACGACCACAGCTTGACAATCGACAGCGCCAAAAATTTAAAACCATCCCACAATTTCTGTATCCCAATACCAACAGTCGTGGCTACCGAATTTAACCCCGCTATCACGGGCTTCAGCAAGGTGCTAACTTTCCCCCACATTTTAACTCCCACCCGAAAAATAGCTATTCCAAAAGCCTTTATTCCCGTCCAAATATCTTTAAATATTGTAGTGTGTTTAGATAAAAAAGCAACCACTCCAATTACGGTGGCGACAATAGCTGTTATCGGACCCCCCAAAGCAGCTAATATTTTTCCAATAAACGGAATCTTAGTAGCAAATTTGAATATCCCCCCTAAAAACTTACTAATAGGCGATAATACAACCTTAAGAGTAGTTAGTAATTTTGAAGACCTCCCAACCTTCGCAGCAACAGCGAGCTTCGGGCCATAGCCAGGAACCCCTGCGCCAAATGCAGATGGAGTCTTACTAATCTTCATCTTCGAGAATGCTTTGAGCTTCGCAGCGTGGTCGGAGGAGAGCTTCGTACCAGGGAGTTTTGGACCAAACTGGGGAAGCTTACCCGTCCTTTCGGGCAACTTCCAATTCTTACTCAAAGACTTCATCTTCGTGTTGGCCCACATAGCGGTTGTTAGGACTGCAAGGGCTATTGAAGTAGCTTGAAGTGCCTTCTTATTTTTTATTAACCAGTCAATTAAAGAGGGCAACTTTTCCACTACTAACTTATTGAGAGGGTCTAAAAATTCCCTATGAAATGCTTCAAGACTTTGATTAAACTTAGTTGTTATCACCTGTTCTTTTGTAAGACCTATACTGAGACCCCTTTGTATTTCAGTGGCTGCCATGGTAGTACTACCAAAAATCTCTAGCTGCTTTCCTTGGGCATACATCTTATCCCCAATTCCAGCTAAACTAGCAGCTAATCTTTTATCTTCTTTTGCTGCGGACTCAACAGCAACCCTTAGAGATTCCGTTGTTATCTCCCCGGATAAAAAAGCATCTCTAACCGGAAGTAGTCCCGTCCTAGCAAGTTTAGTGTACCCAGCCGTAGTAGAATCAGTAAGCCCCTTAACAAATTCATTAAGTTGCGGACCAAAAGCCTCGCCCATCTGAGCGGTCAGGCCAGCAACTGCCTCCGTCATTTCTGGGGCAATACCCGCTCTTGCGTAAATGCGTAAATTATCACCAAAGTCGCTTATTGCTCCCACCATAGCATCAGCCTTAACACCAAACTTTTCTGAAAACTCTAATATTTTTGTAGATAATTCGCTGCGGCTAGATTGATCCATTTGCCCCATAGATAATAATTTAGCTTGCACACCTATCATTTTCTTACTATTTTGATTAGTAAGATTCATAGCCACACCTAACTTAACTGTACCCTTTGAGAAATTCTTTATACCTGCTGCATTAGCCTCAAGTCCAACCCCTAAAGCAGTATGGATCCCCCCAGGTAGATTATTTAATGCTTCAGAATTTTTTTTGGAAAACTCTCTTATGCTAACCCCAACACCAAGGGATCTCTGCTGTAACTCACTAGTTTGCTTAATACTAGAAGTTAGTTCGGATATTACCCCCTGTAAAGTTAGAGTTTTAATTCCAAAGCTGGCGGCACCTTTATTAAGATTCCCAATAGTAGTATTAAGGAGATTAATACTACCTGATAAGTTTTCTTTTGATTTATCTTCAGCCATGGGTTATTCCTGTTCGGAGGTTTTCACAATAGATAACTTATGTACTCCATGAACATAGTCTACAATATAGGTTCTAAAGGAGGCTTTATCTAGAAAAGTCCC